GAGGGATTCTTCTATTTTCATTTGTCTAAAATCCTTAATAAGATCGTATCTTTATTGATACGACCATTTGCGTCTTTACGCTTAACCTTTTGGAGCTTCTCATCTAAGAACTTACTTATTTGATTATAGCTCTTGTTAAGTAGAGTTGGAAAGATTTCCATTGGCTTTCTAAGTTTAACCTTGAAACTTGCCTGTGTATTAAAGTTCTTAATTGTAGAACCAGATATTTCAAATCCACGTGATGCCTCAGTTTCATAGACACATAACTCTTTATATTTGGTATTAAAAGTATATAGCTTGTACTTACCAATAATTTGAATAGGATGAATTGATACGATCTTAAAATCATTATCCTCATTCTTATATTGCACTTTAGAAACCTGCTTATCTGCAGCCTTAGGCTTCTTAAGTTTAACTGTACGTGATGCTTTAGTAGCTGACCTGATTCTTTCAAGGTCTTCTAGCATGGACGTACATATTTTAATTCTTTGGTTGAGGACCGACCGTTTAAGGTGGGAGTAACCTTCTACAGCTTGTTCGCATCTCTTATGATATGCGTCTTCATAATCAAGAAGCCAGCCCTCAACCATTGGCTTAACGTGACTTATTGCAGTGTTTGTTAAGCCGTGATACTTGAATCTATCGTATAAGTTAATAGTGGCATCTTCACCTTCGATCCACTTGTCTTCAAGTTCAAGTAATTCTTGCATAATAGTATTATTAATCTTACGTACTAACCTATCCTGTGGTGACAGTGATATCACATTTAAGTTAGCTTTCTTTTCTTGTTGTCTTTCTTTATATAAGACCTTACCAGTTTCAATAAGAGGTATCATCTTTTCAAAGAGGTGTGAAAGAAAGTCAGCAGCCTTTTCAGATTCCATAGTCTTATTTAAGTTGTTATTATACCAGTAGGCTGTGGCCGCATGGTGTGTCATAGTAAAGTGATAGTCTGGATTACAAAGCATGTACTTTGATGGTACAGGAAAGTTTTTCTTAATCCATGTCTTGACTTGACTTATACAATCTTTCTTATCAACTTGTAGATGAAAGTAATCTTTTACCGCATCAAATCCTTTATCAATTGGAACACCTGCTAATCCAGTTCTTGCTCCAGCTCTTACGTTTTTCTTTTTGGCTCTTTTGCCTTTTAGTGCTTGTAGTCCCATATTAAACTCCCATTTATATGTTGTTTTCGTTTATGTAATTAAGTGTTGCGCTTCGTACTATAGTAGGATATTCTCCTAGGTATGTACCAGCATCTAAATCTTTTTTAGTAACTAAGTGCTTATGCATGTGCTCAATGTCATCATAATTTGCAAGTATGTCTTTTGCTAACTGATCGAATTCACTATCTGGAATTAAGTTAGTGTCAAGTTGATAATAAGCAAATGCACACATTAAATACTTAGCAATAGGATTCTTCATTAAGCATGACCTCTTATCTTAAGAGACTCATGCATTGCATCAGTGTCAGTATAGTACTTATCCTGATGAGCGATGTTAATCTTAGTAGATATGGCAGCACCTAATCCACTATTTTTTTCGATGAGCTTTTGAGCAAACTCATCTTGATGAGTTGGTGACATTGCTTCCAGCTGTCTGATAATATTGGCATAATTAAACATATTTGAACTCCGCTTTTTTCATTTTATAGATATATTCTATCACAGTTTTTCCGAAAAGTAAAGGACTTTTTTCACTTTTTTTCATTTTTATTGTTAACATGTTAATTACGTCTCATGGTGGCATATTCTTTAGCATCAGCATTTTTACTAACAGGTACCATGTTTGACTTATGCATAGTGGCTATACCTGTAATAAAATCACCAGTATACTGATTGGCAGTTTTTTTACCGACTATTGGACCTACATAGTTTGAAGTAGGAAGTGACTTACCACTACTATATACCGGAACTTTATTACCTGAACTCTTAGACTTGTGCTTTAGCTGATCAGGATGTACACCGCGAGACCTAAGCCACTTATCATGCTCAGCTTGAGCCTTGAGCCAGCCGGGCTTACGAAAAGGTTGCTTTTTTTTCTTGGTATTATTATTGTTGTAATAGATCGGTAATAAATGCATTGTCATTTTTAACAGCTCCAAATAAATTAGTTAAATCAATATAACCATAGTTGATTGCAAATAGTATTGCAACGATAATCATAATAAAAACTGCATTACGAAAGAACCAACCAACTATGGAAAAGAAGACGCCTACAATCAATGCTCCAGCTACTGCGAAGAAGAGGAGTTGAAAATATAGTGGAAGCATCGATTGTATTTCGGAAGGACTAGGCATAAAGCTCTAGCTCCTTTTGTGCCTCCTCAGGTGTGGCAAAGTAACCACTGTACCTGTTGTACGGCTGGATAAATCCTTCGGACTTATCTATCTTGCCGACGTACCAACCGGCAGCTGAGGCCATAACGATGGCTTCAGATACGCCATCATTATCGAATTGAATGTCTTTGATTTGTTTTTGAATTTGCATTTTAGTTTCTCTGCTTGTTTCATTTTATAGATCTATTATACACTAGTTTTTAAGCTTTGTAAAGGAAAAAATGCAATTAATTTAAATTTTGTTATTAACATGTTAACTATGTTCGATACCTCTGAACATCGTTTGGACCAGAGATGCTAGGCATCTCTGGGCTCTTATTCTTTAAAGCATTTATCTCTTCAGTTAATTCTTTAATACGCTTATATAAAGTATATTTTTCTTTAACCTCTTCAGCTATCTGCTTTTCTAATAATTCAATCTTAGTGAATAGTTTCTTCGTCATCTTCCAAATCCAATCTAAATACAAATTCCATTCCATTATCATTCTGCGATTGCTCAACACACTCGCCTAGAGTATATTTTTCATCATCGACAGTGAAGATGATTTCATTTTCTTCGTCAAACTTTTTTAGCTTTTCTTTTTTAAAATTTATTACATTTGATTTTTTAGACATACTTTTCTCCTGTATCTAATTACGCACCATTATTGGCACAATGTGTTTAGATATTTTTTCATTTTATAGTACTATTATACCATAAAAAATTAGGTTTGTAAACAGTTATTTTATTAACTTGTTAAATGTTTTGCGTGAATTTTACAACCTATGAAGTTGTTGTAGTAGTCGTTACGAAATAAAACATCATTATCAAACTGGATCTTAGCTTCATAATATGACATGTCTCCTTTCGTCTTACAAAGTTTAATTATTTCTCTCTTAAACTTGTCTTGTCCTCGTGATTCCACAAGTCTGCGTACTTCATCTGAGGAACCATAGTATTCTCTCCAGTCAGACTCCGTACGTGTGCGTACACGTCTCTTGCGTGACTTGGTGATTGGTAGCGTCTTTGGTTTCCAGAAATTCTTTTTTCCAATATACTTTTTGTTGGAATCCAGTTCGGTGATTTGATATACAAAGCCTTGATAATCCTCTGGCGTTTTATTATATTCTTCTTCGTTAAAAGTCCACATCGATTCCATTTATTGAATAAGTCTTACCGTTAAAGCCTTTATCCATCTTTTCTTTATCTGTCATGTTTTGACTATTTATTCTTGTCCACGGACTGAACTTCTTCAGGCTCTGCTCTTCTTCCACACATCGGGCAGTAAGAAGGTTTTTTATACGATGCCACAAACGAAGTTTCATCACATTCTTCGCATTCTATCTGGTAGTCTTTCAATGATCTCTTTCCTTCTCTCTATTGTTGCCTTACCCCATTCTGCGATCTCTTGCGTTGTTCTTCCGCATCCTATGCAAAAGTCTTCCTTGAGAGTACATACTTTAACGCAAGGAGAAACAACTTTAGAAATCGATTTCACATGCACCACCGGCACATGCGGCTGCAGCGAGTGTATCAACATCGGTATACTTTCTTTCTGTTATGTCTTCTTTCCAGTCAACAGTCTTTAAAGTTGATTGTATCTTATTCCATTTATGTAAGAGGTACGCATCCTTAAGACAATGCTCAGCTAAGTTATTGTCTGATCCTAAGTAGTTATCAGCAAACTTAGTAAACCTTCTTATCCAGTCTTTCTTCATAGCATTCTCTGATGACTCGAGAGATATGTCTTGGCCAAACCCCTTTGCTGTGGCACAAGCATCCCATAAGTTTGGAAAGCATTTCAGTGAGTCCACAACCATACCTGAAGCAAACACTGCAGCATTACCATACTTCTTAACCATATCCTTTGCAGTTATGACGGCAGTATTAGGTGCTTGGTTATAGTCTTTATCGCCAGTCATTGCTAAGAAAGATATTCCAGCAAAAGCATCTCTATTTTCAAATACATATTTTTCAACTTCATCCCAGTCATCAACTATGATAGTATTTGATACATTGTGTCTTATACCCTCATCAGCACATAACTCTTCATTAGTACCAGTTTCAACCCAGTGCTTTTGAGCTTTCTTAACGAGTTCTAAGTGCTTAATTCCTAGTAAGTCATCTTTGTACATTGAACCCTTATTAGGCAATATTGGAAATGATACGACAACATCAGTTCCGCCGGCAGACCACACTGAGTCCTCGACCATGTACGGGTTTGTTTTCATTATAGCCTGAGTTATCTCAGATTCTTTATTCATCTGTACATTTCTGATGTACATAGAAGAGTGTTCTGCATGTATGCCTGATGCAGTTTGTAATAATACAGATGCATTACCACTAGGCTTAACACATGTCGTTCTTGCGGCTGGATTAATACCAATGATTTTAGCAACCTCACGGTTTACATCCTTAACTATTTGAGCACCTTTTTCTAGTATCTTTTCATCAAATAGTATGCTAGGATTATTCATCCATCCGGTTATTGAGACGCCAAGTAATGCTTCTCTATCAAAGATTTTCTTTGAGGTATCAGTTAAGAACTTGAAGTCGGTGTACCCTGCTTGTAGGGTACCGAGGATAGACGCTGCTCGGCATGCCTTATAAAAGTCTTCCTCGGTATTGCATTTCCCTCCGTTGATTTCAGTTAGGTTACAACCTTGCCAACCTGACTTTTTATTAATCTGCGGATACATACCAATCTCCACACATGGATTAGTAGTATGTTCTGTAGACTCAACGAAAACGAATCCTGGTTCACCAAACTGCTTGACTGATTCCATGATCTTGCCAAACTGCTCTGGTGTAGTCTTATCTCTTACAATAACTGCAGAGTTGTTAGACCTTCCTCTTTGAGGATTATCCATAAACCAATTGCCTGTCTTAGCATTCATCATTTCTTCATCATCTGGCGAGAAAAGACAAATTGTCGCTGACCTACGTACGCCGCCTGATAATACAGCATCAGCTGCATGCATCGTAATATCATATGCGTGAATAGGTTGAATAGCTATTGGTTCTTTGGAATCTAATACAATACCTTGAAGTAAGTGTTCTATTTTATCTAATGACCTACGTAAACCATTTGGACCTGGAGCCTTAAATCCACCTGAAATAAGTGCGCCTTTTGGTCTGATTTGTGATAAGTCAAAGTATACTCTTCTACCTTCGTATTCTGGGTATTTACCACCGCCTACGAAGAATGAAGACATCAATATGTCAAGTGCTGATGCCCAGCCTTCTATTGAGTCTTCTACTATATAGCCTTTCGCTTGCTTTGTTCTATTTTGTAATTTTGGTAATTTTTTAATGTGGTGTCTTTGTACAGAAAAACCTGCACCTGCTCCACATAATAAGATATAAAACACCTCACCAAAAAACTCTGGCCTATCGACATATGAAGAAGTACAGTTATACATCCTCATTTGGTGTTTCATTAATTGTTCTCCACCGAACTGGAGTGCACGCTGAGCACCAAGAACTCTTTGTTCTTTATATGCACCACGAGCTTCTTCTAAATATCCAGTTAATTCATTATTATTATTCATATAGTTTTTATCGTGCATGTCGATAACACGATCAACTGCCTCATCCCAAGATTCATACCTTGACTCATCTTCTTTAAAGCGTGAGTATCCTTCGTAGAATTTAGTTTGAGACAAAAAATTCCTTGTGTCAACAAATGATTGCTGCATTTCTACCTCTTATTTCTGATTATTTTTTTATTGTATTTAGATATTATATATTATTTTTACGATCTTGTAAAGGACTTTTTAATCAATATCATCAAAATATTTTTTAATCATTTGCAACACGTCATCGTACTTAGCCATTTCCATCATTTGCTTTTCAAGTTCTTCCATAACTTGTGGATGCTCACCAATACCTACAGGATTATTCATATAAACCTGTGCCGTGGCCTTCGCCATCGCAATCTTTCCTTCAGCGTGCTTTTTAATAGCACCTAACATTTCACCTTCAAAATCATAATCCATTATGTTCTCCTATACGATTTTTGCGTTTACTTTTCTATGTTTATTCCATGCAACGAATCCACCTATTCTTAATGCCCAATAGGCTAACTTATTTAATAGATGAAATCCATTTTGCTCAATATTTATATCACGAAATATTAGATCTGCTTTTTTCTGAGTAATATTTCCTATAGTTTTCTTTTTATTTTTTTTCAGTAATGTTTCATACTTGTATGCAAAGTCATGTACTAATCCACCCATTAGCAGTACGCCTGTAGGTGATAGCCATGTATGTAAAAATTTTGGAATAGACGCACCATCAAAAGTAAATCCTGCTGGAATGACATACCAATCTCCTTCTATTCTAAAAGTCCAGTCTTCTGCGAGTTTCCAATTACGCGTACCTATTAGCCACATCCATATTGCTCCCCAAAAACCTTTACCAGCTGTAGGTATTGCTATAGGTTGTAGCTTTGGCATTTCTTTATATTCAAATCCAATAATGACATCATCACAATCAACACCAAACATGTTAACTATAAATCCAATAATAATTAGTACACCAACGACAGTGAACTGCCACCAAGTGACAAGTTGATCTATTATAAATTCCATTATTTTTTCTCCTCTTTAGGTTTTACTGCTTTTTCATAGTAAAAAATAACTTCATTTTGTTGTTCTATATATCTTTTTATTTGTTCAAAGTTTATTGCTAAGTTCTTAAATGATTGTGGATCTAAACCGTATATTACAAACTCACCCATACCAGCTTTAACTTTCTTAATAACTTCTGGTAAGTTCTTTTCAGTTATGACAGTAACTTTAACATCTAACATATTTATTGGTTTAACTTTCTGTGCTATAGCAATAGTAGGAGTTATAACCTTTTCAACAGTTACTATTTCTTTTTCTGGTTTCCAACTACAACTACTTAGTAGCAGTGTTGATACCACCAAACATCTTGTTAACCTGTTCATTAATTCTCTTTTCTTGACCTATAGGATCTGCTAAACTATTTTTAATTATATCAGTTTTAGCAAGTAGGTTTGAAATCTTCTT